AGCCGACATCTTGTCGGTCGCGGCCGCGATGTTCAGCATCGAAGACGCAACATTGCCTGCCACAGTGTTGGAGTGCTTCGCGCCGAACAGCACGCGATCGTTATTCGCGGTCAGCCAGTTGTTCTGTTGCGTGGCCGTGGCCGCTGACCAGATCAAGCCGTTCACCCGGCCGTTCTGACCGACGCCACCACTGCCATGGTAGTTCGGCGGAATGGCCGCTGTCGGGATTGACAACAGCGCCGCGATCGAGTCGTCGCGCCGGATGCGCCTGGCCCAGCCCTGCAGGGCCGGGGTCGCCGCGTCGCGGATATTGATCGAGGATTCCTTCTTGACCGCCTTGTTGAACACGACGGCATTACGAGCCCAATCACACCACAAGGGCATGCCGTAATTGTCGAGGACGTCCTCGTTATTCACCAACGCCCCGGTGGTGACGCCGGCACCCTTCAGTTGGTCCAATAAGGGGATGTTGATTTGTTTTCCATTGGCTTCCAGGTCCATGACTCTCTGGAAGATATTTGTCGGGGAGTCGCCCGTGTAAGGGTCGAAGCGGTTCTCCCTTAAGAAAGTCCAAGTCAGCTTGCGCTTGAACTTGATGAGCTCGACATTGATATTATTGGCAGAGAGGGCCATCACGGTCCTCCTTTAGTAGACTATTCCGAAAGCTTATTCGGACTCGTCATCTCCGCGTACAAATCGTTGTCGTCCATATCAACGACGACCGGCGCCTGCCCGCTCGGTGGTCCCTGCCTGTTAATGGATGGCGGCAACGGGCTTCTTTGTTGAGGCCGCATTGGCTGTGGCGCCGCTCTTTGCGCGACGCGCGGTGGCACCGTGATGGGGCGACCGCTGGCCTGGGCACGGGCCGCCTCAACAGCGCGCCCCAGGAACTCGGGATCCTGCAACAGCTCCTCACGCAGCCGCTCGCGATAAGCGCGCGGGTCGTTGCCGACCTCCGACATCATCTGCCGGCTGCGCCGCCACTCGACGGCGGCCGCGAAGGGATTGACCTGGCTCATCACCCGGAAATTCTCGGCCGGATGCATGCGGCCCGTCGCCGATTCGGCGTCGAACTCGCGATGCGCCTGGTCAACCTCGTCTTGCCCATAGATCTGATAGGCGAGCGCCCGGTTGGTATGAGCGAGCGCCGAATAGATCTGTCGCAACACCGGCGACATCACCTCCTGCAGGCGCTGGTCGGTGTACTCCGCGGGCTGAGTAATGTGATCATATTGCGGTCGCTGCTGCTGCTGCTGCGCAAGCCGCTCACGCTCCTCGTACTGCGCCACGCGCGCCTCGAGGTTGCGGCGTTTGTCCCGCTCATCGAGCAGATCGGTGAGCGGGACATGCCGCGTTTCAGGCTCGCGAGAACGAGGCGGCTCATCAGGCGCCCCCTCGCCGGGTGGATAGCTCTCGTCGAACTGGCGTTCGTCTTGAGCTTGCACCACCCGCTCGAACAAGGATTGATCGTCGTCGGCTGGCAGGCGCTGGTCGCCGACCCTCTCATCAGAGTCTCTGGCCATCATCGGCTCCATTTACGTTGGAAAACGACGGTCGGTGCTCTCCGACCCGGCCTGTGTCGCCGGCCGCATCGCGATGGAGCTCGCTTAACGCTCCCGGCGGAATTGGAAGGCCCGCCGCGGCCTGTCACGCCCTCTATGCCGGTGGTTCCGGACGCTGGTGACCCGCGCTGCTTTTAACGTCGCAGAGACGCTGGTTGAGTTGACTTTAGTCAACGCATTCACGGCCCCTCGTTCCACACCATGTTGAGCGTAATGGTCGAGGATGGCGTCGGGGCATTGAAATTGAGGCAAAGCGCCGAGTTGGCATTGCGCAAGGTCGGCAGGATGCCAGAGGGCAGAATCGCGACCGAGCGCAACGAAGCCGCGCCCGAAGGATCGGGGTTCGAGCCGGTCGTGGTGATGTCCCAGCGCATCAGCGCGAAAATGCCGTCGAGCGCGCCCACGGTCGGATTGACCGTGTAGACGCGGAAGACCGCGGCCGGCGGCCCCTGCTGCTGATCGGAGGCAATGATCGCCGGCGTCGTCGAGGTGCCGCCGGTATCCAATGCGTTGCGACGCAGAACCGCGATATCGATGCTGCCGGCCGCGGAGCCTAAGCCGTAGAGCGTCACTGAGAGTAGCCGCACCACCGCGCCTTGCGGGTTCTCGAGGCAGGCGACATCGGTCGCGGCGGCCGGCACCGCGAGATTATAGACACCGGACCAATAGGTCGGCTTGTTGACCGGCGGCGGCGATTGCGCGAGCGCCGCGGTGCAATAAGCGAGCGCGGCCAAAGCCAGCATGGTTTTCTTGATCATCTCAGGTCCTCGCACCATTTGCGCAATGCGCCGATCAGCGTCGCCTCGTCGGCATCTGGCAGCACGACCCAGCCCTGACGCTTTTCGCCATGCTCGAGGCCGATCCCCCTGATGAACCGGTGATCCTCCTCCTGGCGAAAGTTTGCCTTCACCCCTGGAAATTCCTCCTCCAGTTGATGGGCTATGTTGGCGAGCGTCGCATCGGTGATCATGTCATCTCCCAGACAAATGATCGCCGCCCATCGGGTAGGCCAACTGTTGATTCTGCTGCGGCGTGCCCCAGAGTTGCGGATTGTTCCAATAGTTCAGGATCTGCGCCGACTGTTGCGGTGTCATGCCTTGAAAGACCGAGCCGGCCGGTAGACCGGGATACGGCAAGCTTAGCTGGCCTGACGGCAGCATCACCATGCGGCCTTGCGCCTGCTGCAAGAGTTGCGTGATGTTCGAGCCGTCAAGCGAGCCCGACAGCGTCTGTTGCTGCCCGGTCGGGGGCGGCGGCAGAAATTGCTCGAAAAGGCTCATTGCATCGACGCCATCGCGGCAAATGGATCGCCGTCAACCGGAACCGTCTGGAGCTCCGGAAAACTTTGAGGCCGCGCCGGTGGAAGCGGCGCCAGGTTCGGCGTAGCGCCTTGCGCATAAGGCGCATAATAGCCCTCCATCTGCTGTTGCCGCGCCATGAGCGCGGCCTGCTGATCGGGGGTCAGTTGATTGAAGGTCGAGGCCGGATCGAGGCCGAGCGCGCGGGTGTAGCTGCGATCCGGCCCGACCCAGTGCGGCACCGCCTGTGACAAAGGTTTATCGCCGAAGCTTGAGCCGGACCAGAGCGAGCGCTGCGCCGCGATGCCGGTCTGAATATCGGGAAAGATCGCCTTGCCGTAAGCGTCGCGGCCGATCGCGCCATGCGCAGTCGCAAACGAGCCGGCCACGAGGTTGCCGGGGTTGTTGTTACGGTAGCTCGAGCTCGAGCCGGTGAGATCCACCGGCGGGGTGCCGTCGAGCGCACCGCCAAGGCTCGCAAGCGATAAGCCGAGGCCCGAATAATCGTCGTCGGGCATCTATCGTTTGTTCCATGGCTTGAAGGCGAGCAAGCGATCGATCGCCGGCCAGGTGCCATCGAAGGTCAGCGCCCGGTCATCGATCGTCACCAAGGCGGCCGGCTTCTCGATCGGCCACTCGATATCGCTTAAGAAACTCAGATCGGCATCGTGCGGCAGGCCGTATTCCGGATCGACCGACCAGCGCCCGAGCCACTCGCGCATCGCTTTACCGCCTCCCGGCTGATTGGAGCGCGATGAGAACACATGCACTTTAAAATGCCCGACAGCGCGCTGTAGGAACGCCAAGGCGCCCGGCACGGGCGGGTCGGGAATCACATCGGCGCCTTTCCAGCCCGATGTGTAGCTATGCAGGACGCCATCGAAATCGAGGCAGAGAATTGGCTTATGGCTCATCTCACGACCCGCTGATAGAGGCCGCCCGCATGAGGCGCATGCACATAGAAATGCCCGTCAGGGGCGCGCACCGGTGGACCGCCGGGCACGGGACGTGGCGGCCCTGCGCTCGCGAGGTCCACCGGCGGCTGAGCCGGCGCCGCCGGCATCGCAGGAGGCGGCGGCGGGGCGGCGCCGAGCTGTGGCATCGGACCGGCGGGTGCAGCACCCGGCCCAGGCCCCATGCCCGGCATGCCGGTCGGCGAGACTGGCGAGGGGGCATTGGGCTGACCTTGCGGAGGAGCTCCGCCTTGCGGCATGCCGGTCGCGGTCGGCGGCCCTTGGGCGGCCGCGGTGAGCATCTTGTCCATCAGGTCCATGTCGTGCGTATGGGCCATGTCGTAGGTATCGACCGCGGTGCCCCGCTCGGTCGCCTGCGCCTTCTGGACCTCGTGATGCGACATGGCGAGGCGATGAATGGCGCCCGCTCTCGCCTGCATGGCGTCGGCCTGATTCTTTCCGACCTCGGATTGCTTCTTCGCGGTGTCGGCCTGTTTGTTGGCGAGCAGGGTCTGCTGGGCGGCCTGGGCTTGCGGATTCGGCTGATTGAGCATGCCGATGAGCTCGCGCTTCTTACTCGCCGGCAAGGCGCTCGTCTCGATCAGCATCTCGGGCGGGATGTTGATCCTCTGCTGCGCCATCACCACCAGCATGTCGTAGACCGAGCCCATGACGTTTGCGGTATCCGGCCCCTCGTCCGCGATGATGTCGACATCGATCTGGCCGAGATTGTTGACAGTGACCGGGCGGTTCCACTGGTCAGTGCGCAAGGCATTAACGGTGACATATTGCGCCAGGCCTTGATCGTTCGTGACTCTCAAGACTCTCTCGGCCGTCCAGTGCCGCTGCTGCTGCACCCAGATGAGGTTGTAGATGCGCCGGCGCCAGTTCCTCCACTGGGTCAGGAACTGCCCCATCTCGGCGAGGCCGGTGCGCTGCTGCATGTCCAGAATGCGCCCGTTGACATCGGGATTCTGGGTCATACTTGCCATCATGGCGGCGGACGACGGGCCGAAATTATCGATCTCCTGCTTGGCATCCTGGTAATATTGACTTTGCTTTAAAAATTCTTGATCCGCGCTGGCGAACTCCGGCTTGTTCTCAGCCGGCCCGTCCCAGATCACGACGCCGTCAGGGCGAGCGATCTCGCGGCGAATATCCTCGATGTCATTCTCCTCGTCGCCGCCAATGGCGCCGCGGCGCATGATCACCTGGCGGGTGTTCATGATCCAGATCGATTTTGAGCGGTGCTGGTTCACGGCCCGCTGCGGGCCTTTCAAGGTGCGGATATAGCCGTAATGGTCGCCGGCCGCATCGATCTTGACCGCGAAGGCCTGGTAGCGCGAGACCGTCTGGCCCTTCTCGTCGTAGAAGGGGCTGAGGCCGGATTCCAGCACCGTGTCGCCCGCGTAGTAGCAATAGCGCCACTGGCCGCGCGAGCGGTACCAGTGCTCGACGACCCTGATCTTGGTCTTGCCTTGCGCCCAGAGATAGCTCTTGTCGGTATCGTAGACCGTGTAGCCGATACTCTCGAGCGAGCCGATGCTATGGTCCCAGAGATCCGGCCAGAACTCCTCGAACTCGTCTCTGGTGAAGAGCTTCGCGACCCCCATGTAACGCGCGTCCGAGAAATCGAGGCGCAGCGAGCGCGGGTCGTAATAGAAGGTCGTCTGGTCGACGCAGGCGACCTCGAGATCCGGATCACCCTTGTCGCCCGGCACCATGACGAGCTCAGAGACGACATAACCTAAGCACATGCCCTTCAGGAGCGCCTCGGCCTCGACCGCGACCCAGTTCGACAAATCGAGGCAGTAGCGGATGCATTGGGTCGCAACCTCGGCCCCGCCGTCGTCCGGCGCGTTGCGGCCGAAACATTTCGGATCCCCCCGCAAGCGCTGCATCTGGCCGACCAGCTGATCGATCTTCTTGTCGATGCGATTGAAGACCACGTCCGGCTGACCGCGATCGGCGAGCTTCCTCAACTCGTCACTCGTCCATTGCGTCCCGTCGTAAAAGGCCAGCGCATCCCGGCCCTCGTTCATCTCGTCGTACTTGATCATCGTATAGTCGTAATACTGCCGGCGGAACCCGGCGAGATTGACCGATTCATCGATGGTGTCAGAGTGCTCGAAGACATCGACGTCCGATGGCTCCTCGCCGACATAGTCGTATCTCACCGGCTTGACGTTCACCGGCCCCTGAATCGGAGGCTGCGGCGACACAGGCTGCGCCGCAAACGGACCCGACCCCGGCTGCGCCGTGAAAGGCGGATTGCCGGGCGAGCCACCCGGCGGGTTGCCAAGCTGAGGCTGCGCGTTCGGTACTTGCGGCGGCAGACTTTGCGTGAACGGGTTCGATTGCGGTCCCGGAGCCGCACCCGGTCGCATGAAGGGGAGAATGTTCGCCATCTCGCTTCTACATCGAGCCGATCGACGGCACCTCGACCTCAGCGTCCGAACGCCACGGCAAATAATCCGCCATCAAGACCACCTTGCGCTCCGGCTTCTCAGGCGGCACCCAAGGCCTGGCCAGGCAGGCATACCGCATGTCGTCAGCCGCATGGTCCTCGCCCTCAGTGTCCAGATCCTCGATGCGGTTCGGATCATGCTGCAGCAAGGGTATCTGCGATATCAAAGCTGGACAGCTCGAAAAGACATAGAGCATCGGCACCCCACCGAAGCCGCGTAACCTCGCCCGCACCGCGGCCCAGCCAGTCACCGCACCCAACGCGCCCACCCGCGTGTTGTCCGCCCGCCAGAACGACGGCCCCGACCAGTTCTGAATCCGACGCATCATCTCGGCAATCGACGGCCCACCGTCCTCCCGAAACGCCGATGGATCCAAGACCCCGAAACGAATGTTCTCCCCGCGCTCGCGCTTCTTGATGCCGCGCGCTACTTCCTCAGCCGGAAGCTTGAGCCCGATGTTCGATTGCCCCGCCACACAACCATACCACTCCCGGTAGCGGACGAGCGCGCCTCGCGGCAACAGACTTCCCTTCTTGCCGCCTCGGCCCTCAATAGGATAATCGTCTCCCACAACCGCCCACCATCCAACCGAAAATGGCCGAGCAGATCCCCAGTCCATGGACCGATAGCAGAGCCAATCGGGTGGTACACGAAACGGTTGGATGACATGTCTCCCCTCCTCCCACTCGTCGAAAAAAGCGCCCTCCACCGCATTCCAATCACCCTCCAACCAGGCGCGCACCAAAGCGGCCTTGCCGACCAGGCGCAGCCGGTTCACATAACCAGGGTCGCGCTTCATCAAGAGCAGATTGTCCGATAACCGCGACGGGATCACCGCAACCTCGTGCTCGACGCCCTCCGCCACCTCGCGCATCATGATCTTGGTGGTTTCGGGAAACGGTGACAGTTGATAGCGGTCTCTTATCCATTTCTGGCCGGGGCCGCCGGGGTTGCCTGTCAAAATCATCTGAACCGGCACACCCTGCGCACTCCGAAGCGTGCCGAACATGCGCCAGATCGGAGCCGGGTCCGGATACTGCCCAGCCTCCTCAATCCACACGTCAGTCAGATTCCGACCCTGATACTCCTGCGCGTCCGCGATCGTGTCCAAATACGCGAAACCCACCCTCCCCCCGTTCGGCATGCGCCAGGTCAGCGGAGCCCCAGGCTTACTCTCGAAAAACCGACCCCCCAATAACCCATAGATCTGCTTCGACCGCTCAATCGCATCTATCGATGAAACCGTCGTCCTCCGCAACATCATCGCATTAAAAGCCGACCCATAGCGCGCATCCTTGATCAACCACTTGCCCAATACTCCATCAGTCTTGCCGCCACCCCGCGAACCACCAAAGAATATCTCAGGCGCAGGACATCTTACCAAAGCCGTCTGCGGGCCAGGCTGTGGCCGCCACACCAGCGCCTGCCGACCCTCCGCGCTCACACGCTGCGCAGCCCTCGCCAAACCGTCCCGCAAACGGTTCTCGCGACGCAGCTTTGTCGTACCCTCGCGCGACCCCGCAGGCGCCGAGTACGCCCGCTTGCTCTTGCGCTTGACTGTATTGCGTGTCATTGGTTGGCTAAGTAGTTCTGTATTGAAGGGTCAAACTCTGGGGGGAGTCGTAGATCGAAATTTCCGGCCGGCCGACCCCTCCCCCTGGGGTGGTCAAGGGGAGGGGTTGGTAGGAGGGGCCATCCGACCAACTCGAGGCGCAACCCCTTGATATCATTGGGGATTGTGGGGTGTCACCTAAATCGGTCTTACGATTAGTCTTACTTTGAAGTGACGCTTTGCCGTGTCGCCTTAGCGTCAAGCTCGAGCTCCGCCTTCCATTCCTTCATGGTCGGCGGCTTTTCAGTGAAGAAGTTGTTTTGAGTAACGTTAAGTGTAGACGAATCCAAGTAAAGCCCAAGATGACGCGCCAGCTTATCAAGAGCATCAAGCTTGCTGGAAAGCTTAATCCGGATCCGCTTGCGGCCGCGGGACAAATCGTCGACCGTGTACTCAATAATCGCGGCTTTTTGATCACGCGTTAATCTGGCCAGATTGA